TCTATGAAAGCGTGCCAATCGCACTCAAAAGATACTACGTGGTGGAAGATGTGAACAGGGCCGCGGAAGGATTCAGTCAAACTTGGTGGCCACATCTGTTGAGATTGAAGATGAAGACACTGGTTGATTCACAAGAATTCAAAGACATCATAGGCGACGCAACAACAACAGGATCAGTCGCCAGTTACATGAGCACATACAACAGGGAGAAAACCATCAACGATCAGATCGTTGCACAGGCAGAGCAGGATGCTCCAAAGGCTGGATTCAATTACAAACAATATTATGTCGCACCAATAGATGAAAGGGGCAACATCAGGACAGAAAATGTCAACACAGAAGCACAGAGGGCCAGCAGTGATAACACAGTCAATGCCACCATAGACACACCAGCAAGTTCACACTACGGATTCTACTTGGACGGAGACGGTGTCGCACCAAATGGAAATCCGGCAGGATTTGGTATCACATTCCCAACGTCAGGTGTTGATCAAGGAGACTATTTCTTGAGGACAGATTTCTTACCCAACAGACTATTCAGGTATGACGGAGCCAGATGGGTCAAAATCGAGGACAGTGTTAGAATAACTACAACGAACAATGATTCAAGGGGCAACTACAAGACGAGTTTTGTTAACAATTCAACGGAATCAACCATAAATGGATTAACGGTCAAACAGAGACAATCATTAACGGATGCTCTGAAACCAAAGGCTGACAATTAACAATGTTGCATTTTTACGAGGGACAAGTTAGGAAATTTTTAACTCAATTCATTAGGATTTTGAGTAACTTCTCTGTGGAGACAGGCAAAGGCAGTGATGGCGCTGTAAATCTGAGAGCGGTGCCTGTGGTGTACGGGGATCCAACAAGACAGGTCGCGAACATCATCAGGAACAACAGTGAGAATGCCTTGAATTATGCTCCCAAGATCGCTTGTTACGTGAGAGAATTGAACTATGACAGGGAAAGGATGCAGAATCCTTATCACATAGAAAAACAGCATTTACGAGAAAGAGATGTGGACAGTGATGGAAACTACACAAACCAACTAGGTGCAGGATACACTGTGGAGAAGGTCATGCCTTCGCCTTTTAGATTAGAAGTCACAGCGGACATTTTCTCATCAAACACTGATCAAAAACTTCAGATACTAGAACAGATCCTGTACTTGTTTAACCCGGATTTCGAGATACAAAAAACAGACAACTACATAGACTGGACAAGTCTAAGTTATATTGAGTTAGGGAATATCACATTTAGTTCGAGGACTATTCCGGTGGGTGCGGATACCGAAATTGATGTGGCAACATTACAGTTTAGTATGCCAATATGGTTATCACCACCAGTGAAAGTTAAAAAGTTAGGGGTGGTACAAAAAATAATAATGAGCATATACGACGACGATGGCGGCATAGCCAAAGGATTGATAGACGGCGAACTGACATCGAGGAGTTACATCACACCAAACAACTTTGGATTATTGGTCACAGGGAACCAACTGCGATTGTTAGGGTCAACAGGTACAAACGTTAAATCGGGTGGAGATGGATTTCATACCGGGGCAAACGAACCAAGCAACTACGATCCGTTCGAGACATTCGGACCAGCGGTCAACTGGAAGGTACTGTTAGATCAGTATGGAAAAGTCACAAATGGCACGTCACAGATAAGATTGACGCAACCAAACGGAAACGAGATTGTTGGTACCATAGCAACAACGACATTGGACGACACGATTTTATTGTACACAATAGACGGAGACACCATACCAAGCAATTCTCTCACGGCGGTCAAGAAGATCATCAACCCGGCAACGTTCGATCCAGGCACACCTGCCAACGGTGACAGGTATCTGGTGATCAATGACGTTGGGGACAGCACGGCCAGTTTCCAGAGTCAAACCTGGGGTACTTTAGTAGCCAGCGTTGGAGACATCATAGAGTACAACAGTTCAACATCAAAATGGAATGTGGCTTTTGACGCATCAAATCCAGATTCAACACAACACTACGTTACCAATCTCAACACAGGTATTCAGTACAGGTTCAACGGCACGGAATGGGTCAAATCATACGAGGGTGTGTACACACAAGGTAATTGGAGCATAGTACTGGATGGTGGGGCAGATCCAGGGTACAACTCATCAATTGACGCTACCACCCCATAGTTGTTATAATATAGCATGAAAGAAAACATAGTTTGTTCAGGCGCACTGTTCTACGCGACCAGCACCAAGCGTTTCCTGTTCCTACAGAGGACCGACCGGAAGACACAGGGCATGTGGGGATTGGTTGGTGGCCAAAGTAAATTCACGGAGAGTGCCTTCGAAGGATTGAAACGTGAAATAGAGGAAGAGACGGGCGGTCTACCCAAGTTCAAGAAAGTTATACCATTAGAAATGTTCACGTCAAACGATCAGAAGTTCTTCTTCCACACATATCTTGTAGCCATAGATGCAGAATTTATTCCAAAGTTAAATGCGGAACACTCCGGCTACTGCTGGACGGCGTTCGAATGTTGGCCAAAAAATCTTCACATGGGTCTCAAGAACACACTCAACAATAAAAGTATAAAAGGTAAGTTACAGACTATATTAGACTTAATAGTCTAATCTTTCTTGATATAAGATTTGCCTGTGAGTTTCTCTATGTCTCTGATCATTTCTTCCATGTTGATCCTCACGGTCTTGCCAGTTTTCACATTCCTAGAATAGTATTCCCATTCCCCTTGTTCGTTGTGCGGTGATATCTTGGTCACGTTGCCCGCTTCATCCTTAACAAAAACTTCAGCACTAGATGCCTCGTCCTTGGCGTATATGTGTGCGTTGTTGGCGACTGTGGACGGATCGCTTCCCACTGTCAGTGTAAGTGGAGCCGTAAAGGTCTTGACACCTGATATGGTTTCATTCTCTGATACTGTGACTGTGTCAGTGACTGCGCCTCCTATACCCCTCAACATATGAACCCTGTAAGCGTTGACCGTCGTGCTAGATCCTGATGTAGATGCCGCGTTGAGTGTCACTGTTGTGCCTGACACTCCAGTTGTGAAAGATAGTTGATCTGTTCCTTTGGTGCTGAGAACAGGACCCGTTGACACATACGACACTCCGCCGTTAGTGACTAATGATACCTCACTTATGCTGGCCGCACCTTCGGTTGAGTTGTATCCAACGACCACATAAAAGGCACCGGTGTACACATCGGATGCGAAAGTGTCAATCGCGGTAGCACCTGAATTCACTGTGGTGGCCGCCACGATGTTCACGCTATCACCAGTGTCTGCAGATTCGGAATCTCCCAACGCTATCCTATAACCAGTGACCTTGACATTGGCTATTGATGATGATGCTTTCACCAAGACCACCGTGCTGTCAACCTCCACAGTCAAGGTCAACAGATCTCTGTTGTTGTCTGTGGCATTGACTGTGCCATACTGTGTGATGTACGCAGTTGAACCGTCATGCACTACGATTGCCTCTGTGTTGCTGACCTCCCCTGAAACATCGTCTTTGGTGCTTATGAAGTATTTGGCACCCCTGATGCTGGAAAGGGCGAAACTGTCTATCACCTCCGATGCGGAATCAACATCTGTGTTGATGAATTTAGTGACATTACCGGTGGTACCGGCCTCTGTGTTGTCCCCCAGTGGGATCTCGTAGTAACTTACACTGTTGATGTTTGATGTACCCGTACCCCTCAATCTGACCACTCCGTCGGTGATGTCGGCGTCGACTGTCATGTAATCGTTGGCAGTGTCTGATTCGTTTACGTGGGAAGTAGCCACGAACGCACCTGTATCGTTGTGGACCAGACTGTATCTCGCTGTGCTGACTTCGTCGTTGGATTCGTCCCTGAGGATGGCGTAGAAGAAAGCACTGTCATAGGTCCCGGTTGTGAACGTGGTGATGTTCTTGGGGTTGGGTCCTATTCCTATGACTGAATCACCGGACTCCTCGCTACCGCTGGAAGCACCTGCCCCAAATTCCGCCCATCCTTCCGCGGTGGTGTAGCCCTCGATCTTGTCGGTGGAACTGTTGTACCTGATCATGCCGACCGCACCCGCTGGCCTCTGTCCCGTGGTACCACCTGGCAATCTGAATGCTGTGTTGGAGTTGCTGGCATCTATCGCTAGTGCCGTTGAGAAATTTATTATGTTTGTACCGTCAGTGGTGATACCTATGGTCCCAGTGCCCGTGTCTGTCACCGTTACGTCTGAGTTTCCCTCTGATATCGCAGATGTAGATATCTGATCAACGTAGGCCTTTATTGCCTTTGCTGATGCCAGTGTGTCGTCTGATGCTGAAACCGAACTTAAATCTGTGTCTACGACACCAGAAGCAAAATCTGATACCACGATATTCTGGTCATCGTAGTCTGTATCAATGTTGATGTCGGATGGTCCTTTACCTGTTTTCTTTACTTTTGTCTTTAATCTTGCGTTATTTCCTGTTCCTTCCGATGACAGGGCTATGTCACCGATGTAGATAGTGCCTCCCGAAACGTGAAGTGCTGACCATAATTTGTCAGGTGTGCCCAATGAGTATGTGTTGTCGGCGCTGGGTATGAGGTTGTCTGAGACCTGCACCGCGGACGAGTCGTCTGAACTTATTACGTTGGTTATTACAGACCCAGCGTTGACTGTTGTTGCTGTGGCTGTTCCGTTTACTTGTAATGCTGTGGTGGGTTCTGAAGTACCAATACCCACACGACTGTTCGTTACGTCGAGATACAGTAGGTTTGTTTCAAATGCCAGGTCCG